TGAGGTCGCCTTCCGTCGCTATGATTTCACGTTGAATTGCTTCCCAATCAGCCGATTCTTTTGCGACATCTGCCTGTGCCTCTTTCAACGCTTCCAGACGTACTTTGGTAAGGTCGATAGCGTCCTTTAGTCCGTTCTGCTTCTGGGTGAGCAGTTCGGTGTTCTTCGGGTCAAGCTTAAGCAGTCGGTCGACGTCCTTCAGCGTGTTTTTGGTAGTGCCGAGCGACTTGTCGACCATTGAGAGAGCTTTCGTTAATTTAGTTGTATCGCCACCAATTTCGATGGTGATTCCGCGAATCCTAGATCCTGCCATAATTAAAACCCGTCCGTATCGTCCTGCGTCGCTTTGTAATCATAATCAGCATGGTCGTTTGATGCCTCGACGAACATGTCGAGAATCTCGCCATACTCCAAATAATCCAAATCTGTTATTGATAGCCCAATCTGATAGCACCGCAAAAGAAACAAGGCCACCGACCAATCACGATCGATAGCCTTTGTCAGTTTTTTTCTTTAGCTGTGGGCACCTTCTGTCCGTAGTACACCGCGATGATCTCGGCGGCTGCTCCGACATAATCGCCATAAGAAAACTGGTCGAGCCACTCGATATAATCATCAAATGTCAGAGCCATGATTTCCTTACGGTCTTTCAGTTCCGCGACCTTTGCCATGATGAAACCCATTCCGAACGCTACACGGGTCTTTTCGCCGTCGTCAGCGGTCTTGCTCGTCATGATGCTCAGCGGATCCTCGCGGAAGATGCGCTTGTAATAAATGTCAACAGATGCCACACTCAGCATCGGTACTTCTTTATCGCCGATTTTAATCGCTTTGTACATGTAGCCCCCTTATTCTGTGGTACCTGTAGGCTGATAAACCGCCGTAAGCCATGCGTTATACTGGGTCGCCTCTGTGGGAGTCACGGAAGCCTTGACGATGTTCTTCTGCAGACCTGCATTGTAGACGCTTGTCGCCGTGATCGTGATACTCTCTGTCTGGGGCTCTGCCGTAGCCGTCTTGGTGGAGCTCCCCACTGCAGGACGGGTGGCGGTGCAGTTGTACATAACGTGTCTTTTAGCATGCTTGTCTCCGTCAAACTCAAAGAGCAGGGCGAAATGCACGACGGGCGCGTCGGCGTTCTCATACAGAACCCCGTTAGCGTCCTCGCCGTATCCCAGAACGTCCTTTTTGAAGTCGTCGGTGATGAGAGCAAGCTCCAGATCGCCTTCGTATCCACTGTTGGTTACATCTGTGTAATACACGATATTATCCGCATAGAACGGAGTATTCTCGCCCTGTGCATCAAGCGAAAGGCTGACCGCACCGGGGAGTGCCTTCGGTGCGGCATAAGTAGCGGAGTTGTTCGCCGCAAGGGTCGCCACCGCAAAATAGCAATTCTTAATTCCGAATTTAACTTTGTTAGTTGTTCCCATTTGTATCCTCCTCGGTGATGACCACCGTCGTGTAAAAAGAGCATAAATAAAGACGCTCGGAAGCGATCGCCGCCTCTTCGCGTCTGTACGCAAGGCCCGCCCCGTTAAGAGCGGATTCTACTGCTTGTTCCTGTATGAAATCCTTCTGTTCCGTATACAGTTCTACCACGAGCTCCGAGATTTTCTGGTAGTTGGTATTATCTGCCATAAGGTCATCGTCTGCCGTGAAATAGAAGCATATAAACGGCGGCGGCTGTGCCGTATCCTTAGTGAACTGATAGTAGGCATAAGGAATCCCGATACCCGCTATCATCGTCTTAACGTCTGTGTATGTCATGCGAGATCCTCCGGACGAATTGAACTGTAAAGCAAATCCTCGACGGGCTGAATGTGTACGATAGCAGGCGACCGCCCGCCCTGCCGCAGTGCGTGCCCGTGTTCCAGAAGGTGCGGGAGACCCGGCTGAGAGTTGTAGATGGTGGAAGAGTGAAGAAGCTGCTTGTGCCCCTTGCCTGTCGTCTCGACTTTCCAACCGCGCGCATATGACCCGCTCTTAGGCGCTCCGTGCTTTACTGGCGAACTGGATTTGAGTGCTTGCACACCCTTCCGTGCCAGTTGGTCGACAAGCTCGCCTGTGCGTTCACTTACCTCGTCGCCGTATTTTTCCAGTATCTTCTGGATTTCGCTGTCAAGGTTATCAATCGTTACTTTGGGCATTTGTGCCACCCTTCCGCACGACATACAACTCGACGGTGTCTGTGCGCCCGAAATAGGTGCGATAGACGGCATACTGTTTACCCTTGTAGCGGACAAGTGTTTCACCGTCATAATCTCCACCAAACACATTAAACTGGAATTCCGGATTAAGACCGTTACGGCCCGCCTCGAAGAATTCCGTCCGTGTAATGCTTCTGACTTGGCACATCACGACGCGCGGCTCGCCTTCTACTGTCTTTTTCACTCCGTACTCATCTGGCGCGGTAGTGGTCGGGATCAGTTCGATGATGTCGCTTCTGTCCATGTCGTGTACCCCGTCTTAGTGCTTAACTGTGCCTTCTGTTCGTCGTATGACCTCTTCAGCCGGTCATAATTATCGGGCTGACCGAAGTGCATAAGGAAATATGTGATAGCCGCCTGTTGGACAAGATCGTCAACATCTTCCGGAATAACTACGCCCGCCACGCCCATGTCCAACATAGCCGCATTAAGCAGGCGTTCGACCTCTACGTCGTAGTAATTCGTCGTTATTCTTGCCGCCATTTTTGCGGAATAGATAAGAGCCTGGTCAACCATAGCTACCTCCGTATGGAATCAGTGGGCAGGAGTTACCCCGCCCACGCTACCTGTCAAATTATGCCTGCGCGAATCTTACGAAAGCAGCCGCATCGATCAGTTCGCCGTCTGCCATTGTTGCGCCACGGAACTGGATGTTTGTTGTGGTTGCAGTCTCGAAAGGCTTAACCTCCAGAGCCTTGAAGACGTTCAGCTTGTAAGCCTTGGGATCTCCGTAGAGGATAGTCTCTTTTGTGGATACCAGAAGTTCGCTCATGAGAACAACGTCATGTCCGAACAGTTTGAAGTTGAAGCCGTCGTTGATGATGTAGTCGTTCAGCTGAGTCAGGGTCATAACGTTCTCATAGAACATAGCAGGGGTCATGATCCAGACCGCGCCGCCCTGATAGTTGGAACCAAGAGCGCCCATGATCTTGAGCAGGGAAGCTTTGGTAACTGTTGCGGGAATAGCTGTGGAATTAGCGGAAACGCTTGTAAGAATACCCTTAAGTTCGTTTGTGCCGGTGCCGACTACGATGTCTTTGTTGATCTCTGCGCGGATGGACTCAACGAGGTTGTTAACGATCCAGTCATGGACTGCGGAAACTGCCATATGGTCGATGTCTGCGCCGACTGTGAGCAGTTTGACGTACTCATTCGGGATCAGGTCAACATATCCGATCACATCGCTGGACTCTGTGATGGTTGCGCCGACTGCCTGTCCGGTGGCGGCGTTCTTTGTGGTTGCCTTCGGGAATCTGACATAAGTAGGGAACTGAGATACATCAACCTTGCCGAGCAGGTCAGCGGGTCCGGTGAGTTTGTCCCATACTGCGTTAACGGTCATTGTAGGGATCACTGCCGCCGCTGCGCCGAGAGCAGCTCTTTCCTCTTCGTTCAGCTCTCTGCCGATGATCTTCTTTGTCCATGCATCTCTGTATTCGATGGAATCAACTTTGAACATTTTTCTTTCCTCCGTAGTAGATATCTGCGGGATCTCTTCGATAACTTCGCCCGCGCCTTTTGCTACTGCATCTCTGATTTCCGCCTTCTTAGCGGCATTTTCTTTTCGAGCCTCAAGTTCTGCCTTAATGCCCTTAATCTCTGCTTCGAGTGCGTCAAGGTCTGCGCCATCCTTTTCGACTTCCTCGCCGATCTGGACGCGTCTCGCCTCAAGTTCCTCGACGGTCATATCTTTGAATTCCATGTTTAGACCTCCATAAGAATTCTGAGTTTCTGCTTCTTGCGCTCAATCTCGCGTTGTTCGGCTTTGGCACTCTCCAGTGATGCCCGTGCGCTCTCCAGTGCATCGGACAAGCCTCTCGCTTGAATTGATGTCGCTTGGTATGCCGGGAAGGTCACCGCGCTCACCTCAAAAACTTTGGATATGCTCCGTATGTGTCTTGTAGGGTGGTCGCTCTCAAGGTCTTCCCATGTATCTGAATCGACCGTGAACATAAAGGACATTCCGGAGATGTCGCCTCTGCTCACTGCCGAATACAGGCTTCTTGCATCCGCATTGTTCTCGGTGTCGAGGTCAACGCGAATTGTCATGCCCACGCTTGGAATGACTTCCATCTGCATGGTCGAATTAGCGTTGTTGTTCCTCGACCGT